GCGCCGTGTGTTTGCTATCAAAGGCGTTGGCGGTGAGGCTAAGCCGATTGTAGGCAGGCCAACAAAGAATAACATTGGCAAGATCAACCTGTTTCCGGTTGGCACTGATACTGCCAAGGAACTGGTCTATAGCAGACTGAAGATGACGGACGAGGGCGAGGGTTATTGTCATTTCCCGTCAGACAGAGGCGAAGAATATTTTCGTATGCTGACGGCTGAAAAGAAGGTCACCAAGTATCACAAAGGCCGTCCGAGGCGTGAATGGATTAAAATCCGGCCCAGAAACGAGGCGCTTGATTGCAGGGTCTACGGGCTGGCCGCTTTATCTATATTGAACTTGAACATGGAAGCCCTTCACAAAAAGGCTGTTTCTAAGGTATACTCCGACGAGAAACCGCCCGCTGCGCGCGCACCTGGCTTGCCGAGGCGCAACAGCTTTGTCCATGGATACAGATAATGGCGAACCTTTTCGACGTTTCTAATGCACCGGAAGGCGAGCCGACTGAGATTGTGGTTGGTGATTTCATCCAATGGAAGCGGTCTGATCTTGTCGGTGATTATCCCCCAGCTTCACACAGTGCTGAGTATGTAGCCAGGATAAAGGGTGGCGGCAGCAGCGAGATCAAGATCGCCGCGACGGAAGATCCAGACTATTATCTGTTCACCGCATCAAGCGCGACAAGCGCTGCATATGAGTCTGGTCATTATTACTGGCAGCTTGAAATTGTTGAGACATCCAGCGGGAACAGGATCGTCGTTGACCAAAGCGACTGGCATGTGGTTCCTGACTTAGACGACAATCAGGCTGATCCTCGCATCCACGCAGAGAAGATGATCGCCAAGATTGAAACCATCTTGGAGGGCAAGGCTGATTCGGACGTCGCCAGCTACTCAATCGCAGGCCGGTCCCTGTCGAAGATGTCATTCGAGGAACTTCTGGAAGCGCGAGATAAGTATCGTCGCGAGGTGGTTCAGTATGAAAACAAGCTGCATGTGAAGCGTGGCAAGACCGGATCGACAACGATTAAGGTGAGGTTCTGATGGGCTTGCTCGATTTATTCCGCCGTCAGGACAAAGCTACTCAGAAGAGAAGCTACGCCGCCGTGAATAAAGGTCGGCTGTTTGCTGACTTCATGGCAAGCAGCCGGTCGGCAGACAGTGAAATCAGGTGGGCGCTTGACGATCTGCGAAACAGATCTCGCGATCTTGAACGGAACAATGAATATTTCCGGCGCTATCTTCAGCTTCTGAGAACCAACGTCGTCGGCGAAAATGGGTTCAGGCTGCAAATCAAAGCAACCAACCCTGACGGGTCGCCAGACTCAGCGGGCAGCAAGATTGTAGAGTCAGCCTGGTCAGAGTTTAGCCGCATGGGTGGGCCGACGGTCAGCGGCAAGATGAGCCTGATTGATCTAGAGAACCATGTCATTTCGGGCGTTGCCCGCGATGGCGAGGTCTTCCTGCGGATCGTTCGGAACAGAATCTTACGCCATGGGATCGCGGTTCAGATCATTGAGCCAGATCGCGTTGATGAAGAGATGAACGAGCGTTATCGCAACGGCAATGACGTGCGGATGGGCATTGAACTTGATGAGTTCCGGCGCCCGGTAGCGTATCACGTTCTGCTGAACCATCCCGGCGATTACGATTACACGACGCTGGCAAAAGGTACAAAGCGCGTTCGTATACCGGCGGCTGAGATCATGCACATCTACCGCCAGGAGCGGGCCGACCAGACACGCGGTGCGCCTTGGTCAAGCGCGGCAATCGCGGCGCTAAAGATGCTTCATGGTTATCGCGAAGCGGAATTGGTAGCGGCTCGCACCGCCGCCTCAAAAATGGGCTTCTTCACGTCGCCTGCGGGCGGTGGCTTCATGGCTGACGCATACGAAGACCAAACCACGCCGATCATGTCCGCCGACCCTGGCAGCTTCCATCAGCTTCCTGCGGGCGTAGAGTTCTCTGCGTTCGATCCAACGCACCCGACCTCAGCCTTCAGCGACTTTGAGAAGTCGATCCTGCGTGGCATCGCTGGCGGGTTGGGCGTTAGTTATACATCATTGGCGAACGACCTAGAGGCGACCAGTTATTCGTCTATTCGACAGGGCGCGCTTGAAGAGCGTGATTTCTATAGAACCCTGCACAGGTTTATGGTCGATCACTTTCTTGACCCGCTCTATCGCGTCTGGCTGGACCATGTAACGAACTTCGCTTTGATAGAGATTTCTGGCGCCGGAAAATATGAGAAGTTTTCGCGCAGCTTCATGTTCAGGCCGCGAGGCTTCTCGTGGGTCGATCCTCTTAAAGAAATGAACGCAGCAGTGGTCGGCTTGCAGAACGGCATTCTCAGCCACAGCGATATCGCGGCGAACTACGGTCGAGATGCTGACGAGACGTTTGAGCAGATCAAGCGCGACGGCGATGATGCCGCCCGCGTAGGACTGTCAATGGCATATCAGCCGTTTGGTATGAAGCAGCCGGTACCAGCAGAGATTGACGGAGGCGACGATGACTGACGACACGTTAGAAACGCGGGAGTCATTTCGACCTCCATCAGAAGTTATCAGAAACTATCGTCGCGGCTTGGAGATGCACGAAAAGGGCATGACCGGCGACGGTATTGAGCCAGCCACCATCCGCACCGCGTCACGCATCGTGAACGGTGGAAGTGTTTCTGAAGAATGGGTTCGCAAGGCGAATAGATGGTGGGGAAGAAATGAACGCTTTCTTTCTGAGGAAAGAGACAGCCCAGCTTATGCTTCCGCAATGCTATGGGGTGGTGCGGCTGGTCGTGACTGGTATCGCGCCCGTTACAATGAAATTGAACGCGATGAGAGGTCGGAGACCAAAAGGAGTGAAGACATGACTGAAGAGCGTCACATCCAAGATATCGAAGAGACGGATGACGCCTATGTCATCACTTTTGGCAAGTCAGAAATGCCGGAAGAACCTGTTGTGGAAGACGAGCAAGAGGATCGGACGGCGCGCGAGGACATGAAAACCCGCGCGATGGACGGCAGCGCGAAGGTCATCGATGAAGATATGCGAACCGTTCGCATGGCTATTTCGAGCGAAGAGCCGGTGGGCCGGTCGTTCGGCGATGAAATCCTAGATCATTCTGAAACAAGCATCGACTTGGAATTTGCTCGTTCTGGGCGGATGCCGTTGTTGCTTGACCATGACCCGCGCCAGCAAATTGGCGTGATTGAGAACGTAGACCTTGATGGTGGTTCCCGACGGTTGCGCGGGACTGTGCGCTTCGGAAAAAGTGCGCTCGCCAAAGAGGTCTTCGATGACGTGAAGGACGGCATTCGTTCTAACGTCTCTGTTGGCTACGCAGTCAACAAAATGGACCGTGAAGACAAGGATCGCTACCGTGTGTCTTCTTGGTCACCTATGGAAGTTTCTGTCGTATCTATCCCCGCTGACCGGACAGTCGGCGTTGGACGCAGCGCAGAGGACGACCTTCACACACCAACCCCTATTCCTCGAAAGGAGGAACCCACAATGACTGAAGAAGTCAAAATCGACGTGGAAGCGGTGAAGGCTGAAGCTGCCCGCTCCGCTGCCAAAGAAACCGCCGAGATGTACCGTCTCGCCGCGAAGCACAACAAACGTGACATGGCTGACGAAGCTGTCGGCAATGGCAAATCCCTCGCGGAGTTCCGTGGCGATCTGCTTGAAGTCATCGGCAACAAGCCTCTTGATGAGACCGAAATCGGTCTGACCAAGAAAGAGGTTCGTGACTTCTCCCTCATGCGCGCACTTCGTGCAATGTCAAACCCGTCGGATCGTGGCGCCCAAGCTGCTGCATCTTTCGAGTTCGAAGCGGCGGCTGAAGCGGCCAAGCGTGATGGCGTTGATCCACAGGGCTTGTACATCCCGACTGACGTGCGTCGTTCATGGAACATGAAGCGTGACATGAACACCTCTGACGATGCTGGTATCATCGCGGAAGACTTCCGTGGCGGTGACTTCATCGACGTTCTGCGGAATGCCTCATCTGTCATGCAGGCTGGTGCAACGATGCTTTCGGGCCTTCAGGGCGATGTCAAAATCCCCAAGAAGACCGCAGCTTCGACGGCTGGCTGGATCAGCACTGAAGGTGGAGCAAGCGGCGAAAGCGAGCCTACTGTTGGTCAGGTTACGAT